CAGTTAATGTCTATGATGAAGGAGAAGAAAACGAAGATGAATTTTATACACAAGAAGAATTAGAACAAGCAGAATTAGAACAAGCAGAATTAGAAAGAGACAATATTTAATAATCATTAGTAAATGAGGTATGTTAACATGAAACTAAAAGCACAAATACTACCCCCACAAGATGCTCCTCCAAGTGTTGTAACGGAGGAGGGTGTTGTTGATCTTGAAATACAACTAAAAGAGCTTGGTCTTGACGATCAAAAAATACAAGAGATCGTAGATTCTATGAAAGCTGTAGTACCAAGTACAACTAATCCACAAGGTCCACCAATACCCTTTGCTCCAGAACCACCAACTACTGGTGTACAACCAACACCTACTGTAATGCAGCCTGGAAAACCAATGACTCGATTACAATATGTAGAGGAAATATTTGAGGATAAAGTTGAAGAATATTTAGATGGTGGAGAAGATTTTGATATAGCTGTTCATAAGGCACATAAACATTTGGATAAAGTTATTGACTATCTTGAAATTCAAGGGCAAGGTGATTTGAGGGAACTACAGGGACCGGCAAAACGCATGTCTCCTGGTGGTTCTTTATATGATCAACTTTTTGAAGTATCTGGTGATCCTAATAATGAAAAAGTACTTGATGCTTTACGTGTAAAATTTGATACCTTATTAGGTAATATTGAAGGTATCCTTGAAGAGTCTGGAAATACAGAACTTATAATTAAACTAAATGAGTTAGAAGGTGTTTATGAAGATCTTGAAGAAATAGGTATTGATCGTATTGCTGATTCTGAATATTTAGTATTGCTTATGGAAGAAATTAAACAAGTTGCTCTTGATATACGCGGTGGATCTGTTGACGTTGTTGACATTGGAGAATGGTTATACTAATGAAAAACTTAAAAAGATCATTAAAATATCTAGCAGTTTTCAATGAACCTCTTTCAGATGATAATGTCCCACGAACTTTATCTTCTGGAGATGGTGTAGAATCTGAAGACTTAGAAAGCCTCAGAAAGCGTCGAGACAAAGAAAATGGTACAGGGAGAGGTAAAACACGCCCTGGTGGTCTTAGGCGCAATAGAAATCCATTAGACTGCCCTTTTGGTGGACCCGACAAAGGAAAAGGTATGGGTCGGGGCAGACAAGCGCCTAACCCCGCGCATCAAACTTTGCCGCAATCTCGCGACAATAACGCAAGGGAGATTCAAATGAAAGCTACCGCATTGACAAATTCTGTATCAGTAAAAAGTTGGCATGTTTTACCGGATGGCGTTCAGGTTGTTGAAGTGGAATGCCATGATGCAAAAGAATTTTTGAAATTACCGGCCGGGATAGTTTATTCAAATCGTAATTTTGGAAAAACCGGTTGGAACAGTGACCACAACGTTTGTTATTATCGAACCGATAAATCATTTGCTTTTTCAGCATGACGGCTTCGACGGTCGATTGATTTCGGCCGTCAAATTTTGCCGCAATCACGCAGCAAAAAACGCAAGGGAGATTCAAATGGAAACTTTGATAAACGGTATTAAAATGAACGTAGCAAATCAAGCAGCAAGGAAATTGATCTCCGGTCGTTCGTACATTTTGAGTTATTCGCGGGAACAGTTGGCCAGAAAGCTTGGGGAAGCACTTTTAGATGCTGCATATGAAGCTAAATTTGAAAACACTACTTGACAAAATACTGTTTTAGAGTATAATTAATATAGAAGTCACAATTACGTGACTAAACTTATAGGAGAAAAACAAATGACACCTACACAGACCAAACAAGAAGAGCTACCAGTATCGGTAAAAGAGTTAGAAGATATCAAAGGTGTTTTACTGGATGAAAACAAAAGGCTCAAAGCACAAGTAGAGACACTAGAAAATGTACTTGAAAAAGCTATGAATTGTCTCGCAGACATTGGAGAGATGGTTGATAAATGTCCTAAAGTAGAACATTAAAATAATCACTAACAATGCCGTCCACTTATGGCGGCATTTCTTTTTAACATAAAAACACTTGACAGATTGATTAATCCTTGTATAATGACTAGTGAATGGAGACTAGCCAATGATCAAAGAATGTTCAAATTGCATATACTATGAGCCTAAATGTAAGAGTATTACTTTCAGAATTACAAATGGTATATGTGAATACAAAAAACTTCCAGCAGAGCAATGTGATACCTGTGGACATTGGGGAACTGATTGCACGCGGTTTAAACCGAAAAAGATAAAGGAGTAAGAAATGAAACATACACCGGGACCATGGAAAGTTCATAGTCATTCAAATATTGATAAAGAACAATGGTTAACTATTTTGAATGGAGCATTTGACATAACACATAATGGTGCAAGTAATCCAGCAATAGTAGCTTGTTCTAAATATTCTGCAATGACTCCAGAAGAAAATCTTGCAAATGCCCACATTATGTCTGCATCACCTGAAATGTACAAGCTATTAAAAACAAGGGAGTGGGTATTACTTAATGGCCCCGATTATGCTGGTACATGTTTATCTTGTTTGGCTTATGAGCACGATGGACATCAATCAGATTGTGAGTACGTAAAAGCCATAAAGAAAGCCGAAGGAAAATTAAAGGACTAATTAATGAAACAAACCCCTAAAAAATTACCTAAGCCATTCAAACGTAAAATTCATTTTGAATCAACTGAGATTTGGAGTTATCAAATTCACCATGGGGGTATACGGATTCAATCTCCTGGAGGAAAGACGTATAAAATAACTATGGAAGATTTTACAGGATGGTCGCCAGATGAATTAGAAAGAGCAGCCTGGAAAAAGTATTGGCCTAAAATTGGACCACAAGTTATAAAAAATTATATAAATGAACATCTAAAGTAAGGAATCATTAATGAAAAAACCAAATGCAGTATGTATCATGGAAAAAGTGGGGAACTAATGGAACACCTTAGCGAAATAGATAAATTAAAAGAAAAAGTAAAACGTTTGCAAAAAATAGGTAATAAGTGGTTGGATGAACATCAACAGTTAGAAATTGACATAATTAATTTGAAAGAAGAGCTAAGACAAGTCACAAAAGCCTTCAACTATTTGTATAATAGAATTGAGGAACTTCCTATCCCATATTCTGAAAAGTGGGCGAAGAAACATAAGCATGTGGAAATGGTTGCTAAAAGTCTTAAGAAGAAGGATAAAAAATGAACTTTGGTATTGTAAAATATACTCTTGACTACAAGTATAGTGATATGTTAAGTCCTCTATATGAAGCTTTAGCCAAAAAAGTAATGAGAGAAAGAAAAAAATTAGAACAACAAATTAAGCGGTTATTAGAAAAAGGTTTTCTTATGACTGATATTCATATTAGCTTACGCAATCCTAGAGATTATCCATTTCATTGGGAAGAAACAGTAATGGTGCGCTATCGTTCTGGATGGAGAGAATTTGAACTTGGAGAATAAAAAAAATGACTACAAGACGTAAATTAAAAAAGAGAATGGGCTGGCATTTATTACCTGAAGATGGTAAATTAAGAGATGGGAGAATACCACATATTAATAAATGGTTATCTTTTAAGATAAGAGGCATAAAGTTTATTGCTGCAGATACTGTAAAAAAGATATGGAGAAAACCTTATGATTATGAAAAACCAATATTATGTGAAGAAGGAATGCATGCTGGATATACTATAGCAAATGCACTTCTTTATGGACACACGTATGGTCATTTTATCACACGAAAAAGTCAAAAACTATGTAGAGTAATTGTTGATAAAATACATTCAAGTGGATATGATTATTCTAAATTTGTTGGTGTAAGACGTAAGGTTTTATGGTATATTATTCTTTCTGGAGATGATATAGGTGTTTTAATGACTATGAGCGACTCTAACGCATTAAAATATGTCAATAAACTTCGTAAAAAACAAGCAAAGGATAAAAAATAATGAAAGTAACATTTGAAACAACAGATGATTGTGAAGTCAGGCGTATTATACACTCTTTAAATATGGCACTTGCTTTATGGAAATTTGCTCAGTATCTGAGAGATAGATTAAAACATGGTAATCTTTCAAATGAAGCTTCTAAAGTATATGAAGATATACAAAAAGAATTCTTTGAAATTTTAGAAAATGAAGATGTTGATTTGGATACGCTAACTGAATAGGATAAACCTATGAATAAAATAGAAACATGCAGTGAGTGTCCATTTTCAGATACTTGCTATTTTTCAGTACTTGGTAAATGTTGTGCTGCTATTGATAAATTTTTAGATCGTACAGAGGATTTACATAACTATAAATTAGAGATGCACGCAGAACGAGTAGAACATGTAAAATTAATGGGCGCACTTGAGGAATTATCTTTGGACTCAGGATTTCCTGGTGTTACTTTTTATGTTTTTCCACCAATAAATCCAAATGATGATTCAGATAAACCTCTGAGAGTTTCAGAACATTCATTAGAGGTTAAAAATATATTTAAAGCACTTAGAGAACATGCAAAAAGCATGGGTGGATTTGCTAGACGTGCAATTAATGATCATTACTCAATTGATATTGTAAGATCACACCTTGAGGAAGCAAATAATAAAGTATATGATCTTATTGGTTATGAGAAAGCTTTTGGTGTATTACGCGAAGCGTATAAAAAACTAAAAAAGGAGAATAATTATGTGGGGAAATAATAAGAAATTAAACGCTGAAATGAAACAAGCATTTGATTATATACAAACACTTCAAAATAAAGTAGAAAAGCTTGAAAAGCATAATGAAAATATTGAAAAAGAAAAAGAACAAGAAAAGGAAAAAGATAATACAAAGAAATGTCCTAAAGGTTGTACAAAACGAATTTATCTTGGTTTTAGTAATTTTGGTAATCGTCCGATACGTTTAAAACTAGTGGGTGGTTTTCTCATATGTCCCAAATGTGGTTACACAGAACCACATAGAAATTCAAAATATACAAATATCAATGATATTGGATTTAGTCTTGAAGATCTTGAAGAGAAAGTAAATAAATTATTACTTAAGAAGAAGTCAAAGAAATAAATAAGACTTCTTGCATATGAACCAGGAGGAAGTAATGAATGATAACGTAAAAAAGATTGTAAAAATAAAAGTCAGGAATGCAACAGCGGATTTTCAGTGGTTCCAAGAACAAATCAAACAACTCATAGAGCGAGCTGAGAAGGCAGAGACAGAAAGGTCAGATCTATATAGCATCCTTGAGCAGAGAGACACACAACTAGAGAAGGCAGAGGCCAGAGTAGCAGAGCTTGAAGTTGAACTTCCAACAGAAATCGAACACGCTAGAGTGCTCAGTGCCGTAATAGAAGAACTTGAAACAGAATCTCTCGAAAGATGGGATGCGATAAAAGAATTGAAAGACGAAGAAGCGTGTAAGCATATGTGTAGCGCAGAGTCAGCAGAGGCCAGGGTCGAGGAGCTTGAGGGTAAATACGAAACTTGTAGAACGTGTGGTTGCACGATGGAGCCGTGGGAGCCAGATGTTAGATGTGAGACTTGCCCTCTACCGGAGGAATCATGACTGATAAAACAATATGGCCCGATTGCCGACAAGCGATGGAAGAATTGCGCAAAACAGCACAAGAACGCGACACCCTTTCAGCCAAGGTCAAGGAGTTGGAGAAGGAAATTGACTGGCTTAGGTCTGAGCTTACAACTGCGTACGCCAAGGGCGTCGAGGATATGCTGACGGAAAACAAAAGCCTCCGTGATGCGCTTGGGGAAATTGCAGGAAATGGGCTTGTTGACGATGCTTCTGGCTGTTACATTGGTGATCTGGCTCATTGGTATCGCAGTCTTGCGCAAAACCTTAGAACTCTAGCCAACAAAGCCCTAAACAACACACAACCTGACAAGCCTGACAGTGACATATGTTCAAAGTGTGATGGAACAGAAAAGGATTTTATAATTTCTGAGGGTCGAAAGAAGTTTATAGACACACCTTGTCAGGAATGCGGCGGGAGCGGAATAAAGAAACAAAAGGATTTCAAGGTTCGCATGATTCCGGTAGATGGCGATGTGATTACAGGAAGCGTAAAAACAAATGTTCCTTGTCTGAAATGTGAAAAGGAAGGTGATTGATGAAATTAAGCGCAGAAAGAAAAACAAAACTCTACTCAGCAATACATGACTCAATCATGAAAACTAGGATAGAAATGAAACTACTGGCTAATGATGATGTTAAAATAGCTCAACTTGTAAATAAGATTTATGACAACGTTTGCAATGTATTAAATATAAAAGGAAGGTGATTAATGACTCGATTAGACGAAATAAAACATAATCGAATAGCTCTTGGAGGTCGTCTTGATGTTGAAGACGCACAATGGTTAATTGATCAGTTAGAAGAATTTGAAGGAATTCAAGATGCATCAGAGATAGGACAGGATATAATATATAATCTAAAAGCCAAAATAAAAAGGCTTGAGGATGTTGATAAGATTGGTAGGGCTGCAATTGGTGCGCTTGAGATCGTAAAGGCAGAGCGCAACGAATTACTACTAAAGCAACCATGTCCAGAAGAACGTGAAGATGGAGAATGTGGATATTCACAAGGTGAAGCTCGCTTTTGGTATGAAGCCGCTGAAAAATCAAGGGACGAACGTGATAAACTTAAAACTGAGCTTGAATACACAAAAGATGCACTGGCTTGTGCCTTAGTTGATTTTAACAAAGCAATACGAGATCGCAATCATGCTGATGATCTTCGAATTGGACTAAAGATAGATAATAAAGAACTCAAAGTTAAGATTGAAAAACTTGAGGCTGAAATACAAAGTCTCCAGGATGATAGATATGATCTTGGAAAAATTCGTGGTATGGATGTGATGAAAACAAAGCTGGACATTCTTAAGAGTGAGCTTGTAGACAACAAAGAAGTATATGAAGATGCATATAATGATTCCCAGACTGAAATCGAAAGATTGCGGGGTGCACTTGAGAGTTTGCAACGTTCTTCTGAACTCCAAGCAGGAACATTGAAGGGAGATAAAATTGGTCCTGCTGTAATAGAGTGGTATCAGGAGCTTTGCAAACGTGTATTAGAAATAGTCAATGATTCACTTCAAGACAATCCAACCACACCTGACTTACTAGAACGCTTTGAAAATATCAACCTGGAAGTACCAATGTCAGATGATGAAGCTGCTGAAGTTTTGGATGCAACAGGTATTGACCCTGATGCAGCTTACAAGAGATTGCAAGAAAAGATAGAAGAGATAGATAATTCAATGGTTACTGCAAATCCACAATGGGCAGCAGGGCAAATTAATACACTCCGAAAAGCAATGGATGATGATACAATTAAGATCCAAGATATGTTTATTGCACTAGAAACCATTGAACGTCACGCTAGTTGGCATAGTGTCTTATGCTCGATGCACATAGATTATATGGGTTGTCTCAAATATATTGAACAACTGGCACATAAAGCACAAAAAGCAGCAGCTAATTTTACTACCACAAATGAATCCGAAGACACAGAACGTCAACTGTGTTGTGGTAGGTTGAAGCCAGGACATAGAACTGATTGCCAGGAATGTGAAAAGAACAATCCATGAATGCAAAACAAATAAAAGGATTTATGAATATACACAAGGAAATTGTTGCAGATGTTCCAGCACTAAAGCGTAATCGTGTCTGGTGTATTGAATGTGGCAGATCTCAGCGTGTTGATTCGGCTCATTGCATGGCCCATGGCTGGTCTAAGTGCTGTGGCTCAACCATGACAATCGATTCTCCTGAAGAAAGAGCTAGACTTTCAAATAACCAAAGAAAGGTAAAACAATGCAAACTGATAAAGAAAAAGAAACATGTGAGAAGATAGAAAAGATTTTTGGATCTGATGAACAAAAAAAGCAAGCAAAAATATTAGATGATAATATTAGAGAATTTATTAATGATGGTAACACTTTAGAATTATCAAAAGCCTTACTTAATCCTGTAAAAGAAGTCATGGAATATGAATCAACACATGGAAAAATATGTACTAAATCTAAAATAGAATTAAATGGTACTGAAATTAAGGTTGGGTATGATTTAAATTTATATGAATCAGATCTAAATACATCTCCTATTGATAAATTAGCACGCATACAAGATAGAGGAAGACAAAATATTATTTTTCAAGAAGACAAAGCACTAATTGATCTGCTTAGAAAAAAACCAAAAAAAGAAAAGAATATTACTGATGCTTTTAATACTATCATCAAAGACTTTGCTAAAAGAGAATTAACATGTGATTATATATTTATCCCTAGAAGTTTAGTATCAGATATTGTAAATGAATGTAGTAATGCTATTGATCCAGTACGACAACGTGATTTAATTATGGCTGGATACATTGGTGGTCTTAGAGATAGTGAACCATATACACAAATAATAACAACTGCTGGAACTTTAATATTTGAGCTTACTGCCCAAAATGAATTGTTTGGAATAAATAAAGATAGCTGTAAAAGGAAAGTCATATCTGATTATAAATGCATAAAGAAAGCAAACAGTTGTTTTTGGGAAGCAACTATTCAATTTGAATTACTAGATAAAGATAATGTAGTTTGGGTAGAATTAGATAAAGGGATGTAACTATGACAGCTACTATGCAAGAACTTATTGATAAGTGTAAACCATTTGAAATAAGTGAGGCATTACTTCCAGCCGTGAAAGAAATAATAGAATATGAATCTCTTTGTGGGAAGGTCTGTTCTGAATCAGATAGCTCATTAACTAGTCCTAAAATATTAATAAACTATAAATTAAATCTTTTCAATCAAACCATAGACACACTTGCGGTGGAACAAGATAGGGGAAGGCAAGCTCTTATTTTTCAAGAAGACACTGCACTTATTAATTTGATTCGTAGAAAATCAATAAAACAAAAAAACTTTAAAACTGCAATCGAAACCATACGAAAAGAATTCGATGATAGAGGATCATCTGCTGAAGATGTCTGGGTACATATTCCTAGATGTGCAGTTAAGTCTGTTGTAGAAGACTGTGGAGGTTGGATCGATCCTGTAAATCAACGTGAGTTAATTGTTGCAGGCTATGTTGGGATTGTGACAAACATGTTACTCTGTACAACAGCCCATACACTTTCTTTTGAGCTTCTTGCCCCAAATGAAATTTTTGGAATAGACAAATCAAAATGTAAAATGGATATAGTATCTGATTATCACTGTGTACGAACAACTAGGGGTTGTCTCACTGATTATTCTTGGGATGCAACAATTCAACTTGAACTATTAGATGAATCTGCTATTATTTGGGTTGAGTTAGATAAAGATTAATTTGACTTTTCTGTTTTTTGTTGTATAATGTGATTAGTCTGCAAGTCTTGGGACTTTCGTATTTCTCAGAGAACCACAGTACTGTCCCTACTGTGGTTCTCGCCTTTTAATAAAAAATGTTGACAAACCCACTTTTTCTTGTATAATAAACATTGAGTTGGTAAAACTTGTCTAGGGAAGGCCATGTAATTTTGCATGGTCCTCCCGCCTTTTTAGAAGGAGAAAGTATGCCAGATGATAAAAAACACACATGTATCGATTGTGAATTTGTAGATACTTGTCCTATTGGAATAGTTGATGACAAGAATGAGTGTTCGGCTAATACAAAATTGAGAGAACTTAGAAATGAAAAAAATAATGGTGAATTTATAAGAAATTTAATTTTAACAGATGAAGATAAAAAATTATTAAAAGAAGAATATGAACGTAGTTTTCCTTTGAAGACGTGTAAAATAAATGACCCACTTAAGATGCAAACTAAACACGCAAAAGACGTTTGTGGACGAGCGACTACGTGGGTAAAGGATAAATAGTAATTTACTAAATATGACCTATTTACTACATGAGTAAATAGGGGTGTTTCAGTAAATAAACATTCGGAGGAATAAATTATGTCCAAAGACAAAGAATTAGCAGTAAATGGAAAGCCAATACATAGTAATAAAAAACTATTGTGTGCTAGGTGTAAACAGCCTATTGTAGAAGCTAATGATTCTGGATGGGAAGTGTTTATTGAAGGAAATTTAACACAGCCTATTTGTGTTTTTTGTGATGTTGACGATCATGTAAATAGAAAAAAGGAAGGTTAAAATGACTTATCCAAAAAACGAAAAAGAATGGTGGGCTTCTTTAGAGGAACATTGGGAAAATCTTATGGATATAATGGCTAAGTTTTTACCAATAGATCTAATAATGGCTAATTTTTTACCAATAGATCTAAATACAACAAATCCAGAAATAAATCATCATATGCATCTAGAGTTTATATTGACTGCTAAGAAAAATAAACATGGTCACACCCTTGCTAAAATGCTTAATAAAACTTGGGCAGCAGCTCCAGACGAACCCTGGATTCATGAATTACCTTCTTGGGGTGTTCTTTGTGACTTGTGTTCTGAATCATATGTATTAGGAGATGACGATGGACCACCAGAAAAAAATTGATGATTTAGTAAAACTATATAGAGAAGCCAGTGAAGCCTATTATACTGGTGAACCTATTATGCCTGATTCTAGCTTTGATCGTATACAAAACATACTTCGTGAACTAGATCCAGATCATCCTGTATTAAAAGACATTGGTGCTGATGTACATAGTAATCATTTAACGAAAACAGCACATTTAATTTCCATGAATTCCTTGAGCAAAGTAAACACAAAGGAAGAATTAAAAAAATGGGCTGAAAAAATAGGGGGAAAAGTATTTGCAGTAACAGAAAAATTTGATGGTCTTTCTATTGAACTCGTTTATGAAGAAGGAAAGTTTAAACAAGCTATAACACGCGGTAACGGTGTTATCGGGGAAAACGTAACATCTAACATTAGACATGCACAATGGGTATATCCGATAGTAACAGGCTTTTCTGGAAGTCTACGTGGTGAAGTAATCATATCAAAAACTGATTTTGAAAATCATTTCAAAGATGATGGTTATTCAAACCCTAGAAATGCAGCGGCTGGATTTACACGTAGAAAGAAGCGAGATCAAAGATTAAAATATCTACAAGTAAAATATTTTGATTGTTATTGTACTAATACTAAAGAAGATTTTAAAACTAAAGAACAACAATTAATATTTATGAAATCACTCGGCTTAAAAATGCCACCATATAAGGTAGTTTCTATTGAGGAAATATTTAAGCTTTATGACTTCTATCAAGAGACACGAAGAGATAGTTTAAATTATGAGATTGATGGACTTGTCTGCGAATGCAATGATTTAAAGATACAAGATAGATTAGGTGTAACGGACAACAGACCAAAGGGGATGATAGCATTTAAGTTTCCTAGTAAAGCTAAATCAACTATTTTACGTGATGTAGTGTGGGAAGTTGGTAAGACAGGAAGATTAACACCAGTTGGTCATTTTGATAAAGTACATATTGGAGGTGTTGATATAAGAAAAGCAAGTTTACACAACTATGCAAATATACAGAATTTAGGATTGTTTATTGGTTGTAAGATTTTGGTATCTAGAAGAGGTGATACAATACCATATATAGAAGGAAAGATAGATGCATAAATATATAATTTGTCCAATTTGTAAAAAAGAATATAAAAGATTAACTATACAACATATTCAGTCTCATGGATACACTACAACTAATGAGTTTAAAAATAAATTTGGCTTAAAAACAGTATTTTCTGAAGAAGAAATAAATAAAACTAAAATATATAGTAAAAAGAATAATGTACAGTATCATTTTAAAGAGTATTATAAAACACATGGTAATCCCATGCACGGAAGAAATCATACCAAAGAAACAATAAATAAAATTAAAAGGCACAGAAAAGGAAAAGGTATTGGTATATCTGGAAAATATATTAGAACAAAAGAAATAAAAATAAAAATATCTAGAGGTGTTGCTAAGACACATAGAAATTATACATATGGAAAATATAACGAAATATTAGCTGGAACTGAAAAAACATTTCCAGATAAATCAGTCATTATTAGATCTTCTTGGGAAAAGCGCATTTTTGTTATTTTAGAAACTCATCCATTAGTTACAAAAATTGTTATTGAACCTTTTCAAATTCCTTATATTTTTGAAGACCAAGAACGCATATATATTCCAGATTTTTACTTTGAATGGGAATATGGTGCTATAAAAGAATTATGGGAAATAAAACCTAAATGGGCTATGAAATATCCTAGAAATAAAGCGAAAATAAAAGCTTTAAATAATTATGCATTTAAAAATGATATGAATTCTCATATTATTACACAAGAAAAAGAAATTGAAAGATTAGAGTATTCGTTGGGGATTGACTATGATAAAGAGCTTAAAGTTAGTTTTATTATGTCAAGTTTTAATAATAGGGATTTATTTAAGGAGGCATTAAATGGAAAACGGTTGTCAAATAAAACCACCTGAAGATTGTCCATCCTGCTCCACAAAATTAATTAGAGAAGGTGAATATATATTTTGTCCAAACGAAGATTGTCCAGGTAGACGACTTGGAGATTTTTTGAAATGGATAGAAGTAACAGAAATTGAAGAAGCTGGTCCAGCTTTTTTACAAGATATTATGAGCACAAATTTATTTGAATTTGAGGTAAAAGATATTTCTGATCTTTATAGATTAACTGTAGATGATTTAACTCTAATGGATGGTTACAAGAAAACTAAAGCAACTAAGATAATTAGGAACATAAAGAAAAAGAAAAAACTTCCTCTTGAAACTATCCTAGCTGGATTGAACATCCCAAACGTAGGTAGAACAGTTTGTAAGAAAATAGTAAATGCTGGTTTCGACAATTTGGACGACATCTATGAAATGTCTGTAGAAGATCTAGAAAACCTTGAAGGCATAGGTAATGTAAAAGCTAATTTGTTTTATAAGGGAATCAGAAACAAAAGAAAAATTTTGGCTAAACTCTTACGAAATGGAGTAGAGATCATGAAAAAGCAAGATGGAGAATTAACAGGTAAGTCGTTTTGTTTTACTGGTGCATTAAACATTAAACGTAGTCATGCTAAGAAGGTAGTAGAATCTCTTGGTGGAGAATTTAAATCTTCTGTCTCGAAGGGTCTTACTTATCTGGTACAGGCCGATCCAGCTTCACAAACCACTAAATCAAAAAAGGCTTTAACGCTTGGAACAAAAGTTATCGGAGAAGAAGAATTTTTAAATGTTGTAGGTTTTACTGTTGATTCTATTATTGATGATTCATAGCTTTCAACCACATTTGTTATAACTACCTAATTTTACTCAATAAAAAAATTTATATATTTTGTCATTTTTTACTTGACAAGCGAAGGTGTGCTAGAGTATACTGTACTTATTATAGAGGAGGAAAACAATTATGGAATCTAATTCCCGTTATGCCCCTTCAAAAGTAGTACGTATCGAAACTGAAGATGGTCGCAATATCACAGTCAACTCATATCTTGTTGGTCCCTTTGGAGAGTTTTGTGCAGCTACAGTTGATCGTGGTGCTAACTTTCTAGGGACTCGGATTGTACCATTGGTTTATGTAAAAAGGATGGAGATCAGGTTATGACTAAACTATCCTTTTCATTTATAAAACGTAATGATGAAAGAATTGGTCAATACTCATCGCATTCCAGAGCGGTACGTGCTGCACGATTGTTATCCAATACAGGCATTCGTCATCGTGTAATGTTAACAACAACGTACAGGAATTTAGACGAACGTATATGTTGGATGGTTATTCTTGGTATTCCGGGTAGGGGAGATAGATATCAATCATAGGAGAAACGAAATGAAAAATACAGACCTAAGAAAAAATAGCAATGACACTTTGATGGGAAAATGGTTAAAGATGAAAAGGGGTGAATGGACAGTAGTAAGTGATACAGATTTGGATGATATGGGTGACTTACTCACAACAACACCTGATGAAGATATGTTCTTTAGCCGGTGTATATCTATTCCAAATCCAAGAAGATTAGGAATATTGGATAAATATCTGGCAAAAGTAAAATACTGAGGGGAGATTCTAATATCAACATCAGCTATTATAAGAAAAACAGTAAACAGATAAGGAAAATATCTTATGAAATCAAAATCAAGAAAACCCCCAAAACTTCGTGGAGAAGCTGGTGCCTTTTATAAAAAGAAAGATTATTCTCAAATATATTGTTTGATCATGGCGTATAGATTAAAAAAAGAGCCTCATATTTGGTTGTATAAATTAGAAGAGCGCACAAGTATAGGTGATCCATCAACAGTATTATCGAAATTATGTGAAACTGGAACAGGTAAAAATTTGAATACAAATTATGGTGTACTTTGGGAACCTGTTTATGATTATTTTGATGCTTGTGAAAAAACCAGGGACATGGATAGATATGCGTTTGGTGATTCTATTGTTGTTACTGCAAAGTCTCTTAAAAATGATTACGTAAAAATAAGTAGTGGTGAAATACTAGATTAAGGAGAAATAAAATGGCACAAAGAAAACGAAAACAACAATGTAAAATATGCAAAAATTTTGTACCTGATAAACATCCACAAAAGGGATGGGAAGATAAAGGTACATGTAATATTAAAGAAAAAAATAAAGAACCAGGAAATACTGTATATAGTGGTTGGGGTGATTATTGCGGTTGGTTCGAATCAAAGGAGAACTAAAATGAAAAGGGCAATCATTAAATTAGGGCATTATGTTTGTGGTGTTGGTAATTCAGATCAAGAAATACTAGATAAATTAAATGAACCTTATCCAAATGGAAAAAATAAGGATATAGTTGAAGCTATTCCAGAATATTATCCGGGACAATTCAATGACGGTACTATAGTACGTGCTAATGTTACTGATCGATTAGCTGAGTTGTTTAATAACGATCTTAATGATCCACTACTTAAACATTTTGAATATTTTCATGACCTTGGTGGTTTTCATATAGTAATTGTTTAAATTCAAAAAGGTGATGTACCGTGTCCAAAATGTAATAAGGAGAAATAAAATGGCACAAATAGTAGGCTTTTTTAAAGATTTTACAAACGAGACAGAACGTAAGAGAGCTTATTCAGAAGGTCCGTTTGTTGTAGGTGGTCTTACTGGTGGATATCGAGTTGAGTGTGAATTTAAAAATCACCAATGTCCTGTACTTCCCGATTTATCTATTAATGAATTAAGATCACGATTAGGTCATGTTGTTTGTATTAGTATGCTATCAAAACCAATTGAAGAAGATGTTGATGAACTAAACGCCTTGGTAGAAAAAGGTGAGATTATTTGCAACGATAAAGGGGCATGGGTAGCTAAATGTCTAACTTGTGGTGATACTAAATGGATGCCTGGAAGTGTTCCTTGTCCTAAATGTAACAAGGAGAATTAATATGAATACTTGTGGTGATTGTCCTCATAATGAAAACTGTGTTTGTTTAGGTGAACCTGATGATCTTGAATGTCCAGCTCGTGAAAGCGAACGTAATATTATAGATAAATTGTATAAGGCATTAGCTAATTCACAATCTCAAGAAGAGTGGAATGCGGTTCATGAAATTTTTAATACCTTAGAAGAAAAAGGACAAGTAAAATGACAATATTACTTGGATGGATAATAGGTACACTCATAGGATCAGCACTTGGTGTTGGCATAGGATATTTTATAGTTAAACACTGGAAATTATAGAGGGGCTAATTAAATGGATAAAAAGACAACAGCATACATCGGTCCTTCAATTCTATTAACAGATATATTTAGTTGGTATGACTGGCGGGATAGAATACAAGCAAAAGCTTTTGGAGGATATGAATGGGTTGAGACACAACATGAACCTAGAGAATATCCTTGTTTGGCAATTCCATTAATTCATGCACCATTGAATGCTCCAGTTGAATTTGAATTTCTTTACAAAGTAGATGTTGAAGATTTGTTTATAATGCCACAAGATAATATATTTTTCGTAAAAAAGGATGGTACTAAAGATTATAAATATAATTTTTATATTGAGTGGGTTGATCGTTATGGGAAGTTTGTAGGAGAACAATTAATTTATTTATTTAATAAAGTTGCAATGTATAAAAATGAACAGGGTAATGAAAAATTTGAATACGTAGATAACTATCGAGTTTGTCAAATAGGAAATTCACAAGAAGAAAATGATTATACAAAAAGATATGAACGTGGTTGCTGTGGAGAAAGGGATTGGGAAGTAGAAGTTTTAGGTATAAAATATAAACTTGGTTTCAATTATGGACATTAAATAAAGGAGAAGTCATGAACAAAGAAAAATGTATTGCTAATAATCAAGGCTTAGTAATAAAGCTGGCCAGGCGTTATCTAAACAAACGAGTTGACTTCCTGGATCTAGTTCAGGCAGGGAATCTAGGTCTTCTAGATGCTTTTGAACATTACTCAGAAGCAAAATCAAATGGAGCATCTTTCTTTACCTATGCATTTTATTGGGTAAAGAAAAGGATCAAAGAAGAAGTTGTAAATTCTCACTTGATTAGAATCCCATCTAATGTTCAAGGAACCAGAAATAGAATTGCTGCAGCAAAAGCAGAATATAGTACTCTTTTTGGAGATCAACCTGATGAAACAGAGCTTGCAGATATGTTAGATACAACTGAAGATGAAATTCTGAAGACAAATTTTAGATGTGATGTTAATTATTTCTCTGATTTAAACAATACTGCTGCTCCAGAAAGAGAAGAACTTATCTCATCAAAACAAAAATTATCTAAACTCATTAAAAACATGCCTGAAAAAGAGATGTTTGTTTTACTAAATAGACAGGAAGGGGATACATTAGATGTTATTGGAAAGAAGCTTGGTGGACTCACTAGAGAGCGTGTGAGACAGCTTGAGAAAAAAGGACTAGAAAGACTACAAAGAAGGGTTAGGAGGGTGTCATGAGTGCTAGAAAGAAGCCTACGATGGACTATGAGAGTTGCAGGTGGTTCAATAACAATACAAACTTGGAGTGGTGTGAGAAAAGACATTTACAATGTCCTAGAGAACCATCGTGTACTCTATGTTATGAGCTTGATGAACTACCTGAAATTTTATGGGGAGCTGTTGTTGACTGTACGGGTTTGATTATACAGGAACCTATTAAATGTATTCATAATTTATTCGGAGATTTATGGTGGTCTGATAAACTTAAAGTAGGTGTTCAGATAGGTTTAATAATATCTTCTACTAAAACTAAATTTGGTTCTTTTGATAAAAAAGATGTAGAAAACTTTATTTTAGGTGTTAGAGCTATTCAAAGAGCATTAAAAAATAATCTACCATTAAACTAAGATCTATTCTTTTCCCACGCATCTATATGATTTCTATGTATTCCATTAGAAATCCAGCCATGTTCTACATAAATAATCTTTTCTTTTGGAATATTTCCTAGATCAAAGTTTTCATCATCTATTACTACATAGTCTCCAGTATACTTATTCTCTTCAATCCAATCAACAATTTGTATTCCACGTAAGCCAGTCATTTTTGTAATTGTTTTTCCTATGACTGTTCCTTTGTTTAATCCATTTTCATGAAGCAATAGATCTAGTTCTTCTATTGTACGTCCGATTCTCCAGGCAGAAGATACAACAATCTTTGCATCGTATTTATCGCATAGTTCTTTAATTAATGATAGACAACTTTTGTCTATTGTTCTGGCATCAGGACAATGAGAATGAACGATAATTCCGTCAAAATCCAAAAAGAGTATCATTTTTATCTCTTTAGTATGCATCGTTCCTTAGATCTCCTAAGACTTGTCCAGTTACGTTTTAGAAAGTAATTAATTAAATCGTTCATATCATATTTATATGCTTTCTTTGCAGGATACATTTCAATCATCAGAATAGATCCATTCTTTGCTCTATCATTCATTTCTCCCATAACTTTATAACGTTCTCTTTTAGTTAGGAACATGAAAACATAATTAGCTAAGAAAATATCGTATTTCTTATTAGGGAGAGGATCTTTAGCCAAAACTATTTTCTTTCCAAAGTCACTAACCATATCAATACTGTCTACTTTATAGCCTAACTGTGCCATGTATTTTGAATTTCTTCCATTACCACAACCTATATCTAAAACTTTTCCTGTCTTTGGAAATAGTTTTGTATTCTTTTGTAAATAAGGTGTTGGAGTATTTTTACCACACCTGCAGCACCAGTGATTATTCAGATATGCTTTTGACATATGAAAAGTCCTATTTTATTTTATTTTTGAAGCTTCAATAGCCTCAGTTAGTAAATGTAATGCCCTTTCCATAAATTTAAAATCATTCTTATGGTTGTTTAAATTATACAACGCAAGTTTAATTACATTTTCTAAAAATCTTTCACGAATTCTGGCAGGACATTCATACCCTTCTGGATCGCGCATAGGACAAATACTATGAGGACAATCAACACAAAGTTCTTCTGCACCAGTAAGTTTTTGATATTGTGTTTTAGTTGATGTGTCCATGCTTTCCTCCAAGAAGATAAAGATAAATTTTAATTTTCTTTTCTCTGGCATATTGTAGCGTGTGAGCTGATCCTTTAGACATACCATCCCAAACTAAAATTAATCCACCTTTAGGATGAACATACTGAATCATTTTTTCATTTCGTATAAACCCTGCTGATTTTTTATACTTTGTCCAATTTGGTTTGAATCGTTTAATAGGAATGCACTCGTCCATTGCATAGCGTTCACCAAGTGTATCTACTCCTTTGGCTGTTCCTGAGACTACTTCCGTAATTTTAAATTTTGATTTTATAACAGCATCAATTACTAAACCATAATCAGTAATGCTACGACTTCCAGCGATTATTACTTTCATGGTAGTATTATACAAGATTAATTAAAAGTGTCAATATTTTTCTTGACTATACATATTAATTTTGTATAATGTAAGTGTACATAAAAAGAAGCAACTATAGCAAAACGAGATAGATGAAACAACTTTTATTACAAGCAAACAAAATTGCACTAAAGTATTTTTGTAAATCACTTGACAAAAGTGATAAAGCAAAAGCTTATCTATTCAAACGCTTACAAAAAGAAACAATCCAAAAGTTCTTTTTAGGCTATGCTCCAAAACGCGGTCTTATCGACTTCCTAAAAAAGAATAATATAGAAATAAATACAGCTTTGAAGGCTGGATTAATTCAGCTAAACGATGATAAGTCACCCTATGAGATTTTTACTAATAGAATAATGTTTCCTGTTTTTAATAATGGGCAAGTTGTAGGATTTGGTGGAAGGACAATAATCGATCATGACATAAAATATCTAAACTCAAGAGAAACACTTTTGTATAATAAAGGAGAACTTTTATACATATTAGATTATGCAAAACAACCAATACATAAACTAGATTATGCAATTATGGTTGAGGGCTACTTTGATGTCTTATCTTTAATAGAAAATAAAATAAGAAACGTCATTGGAACCTGTGGGACAGCTTGTAGAGAAGAACATGCCTTATTGCTTAGAAGATGGACAGACGAGGTTTATACATGCTTTGATGGTGATAAGGCTGGAAGGGAAGCACAAGTAAGAGCCAAAAAGACTTTAGAACATTTTAATATATATGGAGGTAATATGGAACTACCAGATGCTTATGATCCTGATGATTTTATAAAGGAATTTGGAAAAGATAAGTTTTTAGCACTAAAAAATAGTTGACAATTATGGTAATTTTAGTATAATGACATACAAGGAGAATACGATGGAAACGAATCAAAAAAAAGAAGAAGAAAATGTTGAACAGGTTATTGAAAAACTAAAGGATAAGAAGGAGTTTGCTAGAGAACAATATGAGTTTTTAAAGAGTAAAGGTATAACAAATCGTGTTAGGCTAAGTAGGATTTTTAAATCATGTGGTCCAGGACAGATACAAGAAGCGTTTAAATTAGCTGATTGTGTTGATTGGCGCATAAGTGATGATGGTGAATCAAACCCAGATAAAGATGCTCTTGAATGTCTTCTTGCTGGTGCTATGTCTGTTAGATGGGGTTGGAAAAGAATGGCTGCTGTTCTAGATGATTCAGATTTTTATGTTCCAGAGGCACATAATAGTAAATGCTTCTTTAGAATTATCGCAGGGGCAAGAGAAATCCTTTCTCCAGGATCACATAAATTCACAAAAAAACAAATGGAAGAAATTAAAGAGGGTTTAAAGAAAAAGGTATATGAAGGCGATGAAGAAGTTAACGAATAAAGAAAAAGTACTTGTAGTTTTGCTTAGTATTTATAGTATTATAATTTATTTTTTGTTGGGTAATGTTTTTTGTTAGAGGAGAAATAAATGATTGAACTTGAAGAAATACATACCATACCAAAATGTTATAGATGTGGAAAATCATCAATGGTTGGTATTAAGTTAGTTTTACATGAACATTTAATTTATATTCCAATTGATTGGCATCTTGTTTTTGCAGGATCTGATATAAGATGTGGTAAAATATATGAATTAGTATGTCCTAAATGTTTACGTAAAAAAGATAAGCGTTTTACTTTTATAGATGATGACTTTGTATTTGCTAACGATAAAGGATAAAACGGGTAGATAAACTATAGTAGGATTTAATTATATTAAGAAAAATGCAATTCACCATGGCAATTAGAGCATAATAGTTGACATTTACTTAGTTCTTTGATAATTTTTTCGGTTAAGTTTTTTACAGGCCATACAGTGCCTATTTCAAACTCTTTGGTATAATCATTTTTGTGGTGAAAAACAAGGGAGGCTAAACACTTATTATATCCACATATTTCACATTTTCCACCTTTGTATTTTACGCATTTTTTCTTAAAGTCTAATTTACGTTTATTTTTCCATTTTCTATGGCATTCTTTACATCTACGCAAAGGTCTTGGGAATTTTCCGTTTATCATATGAAACATTTCTAGTAGAAGTCTTTCACCACAATCAGGACAATTTTTATGTGTTCGAGTCTTTTTACCACCCCAACAAAGTGAACAATATGTTCTATTTGCTAAAATTAATTGATCACAAGATTTACATTTTACTCTACGTTTTCTTTTAGGGTTTTTTCGATTGTTATAAGTAGCTGCACATGATCGACTACAAAATTTATTATTCTTTGTATATTTTTCACATAATAGACATTTCATAAAAACAATATAATAATAAATTAATAGAATGTCAATGATTGTAAATTTTTTAATTATAAACAAAAATAAAGGTTCGAATTATTAAAAATTTATTTGAAGATTAAAAATTTGGTAAAAATAAATAATGGACCCTTAGTTTAACTGGCTAAAGCGTCCGGTTCATACCCGGTTGATTCCAGGTTCGAATCCTGGAGGGTCCATTTTTTGAGGTTATAGGAGGAGTAGATGGACGAGTTTGAAAAAGCACTTGATCATGTAAAAGATGTACTACAAAAAGATGCTGTTTTATTTGATCGAAATGAATGGAAACGAATACAACAAGGGTTGATGTTCAAAGATAGTAAGTTCATGGATCAAATGGTTTACAAGAATATAAACACTGGAGAAATAAAATATGCATACCATGATGTACCTTGGATGAATAAAGTGTATGGAGAAAATTCAGAAGACTAATTTTATGAAAGGATCAAAATGCTTCTTACAAGACAAGAATATGGATGTACAATTGAACAAGTTGCACAGCATATTAAAGGATATGCATTATTTCCTCTATCTTTAGAAGAAGTTAAAAAACAAGTATATTTAGTTCCTTATCTAGCAATAGGAAAAAATCCAGAGGCGGTAATTGCAATAGGTAAGAATACAATATATACTGGAGAAAGTTCAACATTTCCTAATAAGAACATCACTCAATATAAAGATTTTATTATTCTATCAAAAAAAGAAATGTTAGAAGTTTGTACTGAATACATTAAATTAATTGACAACGAAAAGAAAGAGTATCTAAGAAATGTTGACAAGAGAACAAAATAAACTTGCATATGCTCTAAGACTATCTAAAGCAGTCAGAATGGTGATAGAAGCATTGAATGAAAACTTTGTAGATTGGAAAAATTTAAATTCCATTGATCAAAGAGTCATTAAAAATATGGAAAAGACACATCAACTTGTAATTGATTATATATGGGGTTTACTTGGTGGAAAAATGAATGAACTTGCTGATCAAGCTTTGAAAGGAATGGAAAAATGAAAATCACAAGAGAGTGGTTAAAAAATGAAAAAGCCTGTGTTTCTGGACGTAAAGAATTTGATCGTGTATTTCCAAAAGGAATGCGCCTTACTAGAAAGAATTTAATGAAAGCTGTAAAAAGTTCAGGAATTAATAAACGTAATGGTGCTTTATTATTGGATATGTATTGGTTTTTTCAAGCATTTAAATCAATGCGAATAAAAGAAAACAGAAATAAACTTAATTCAATAAGTCGTAATATAGGAATGACTAGAGCAGCAGAACGTAATATGCAATATAAAATGGCAAAAATGCTTGCAAATGAATTAAAATTGAAATAGGGAGAAGACAATGAAAAAAGAAAAACCTGGATACTTTTTCACGTACAGGCACTTCAGACGTAAGAATGGTGCAGCTACAGCAGCTTGTATGGTGCATACACAAGATGATGGAACTTTTAATCTTTTGGTTGGATTTAGTTTCTGTAATCCAAAAGATATGTTTTCAAGAGAAGAAGGTAGAGGACATGCTGGATGGCGTCTTTTACATAATCGACCTATCTTTTTTAAGAATGTAAAAGGAATTGCTCCTGTTTTAATGAATTACTTAAAAAATATTATAAATCTTACACCTAAAGATAGATTAGATTTTGTAAAAGAGATGGGTATTGAGAAGTACAATCATCGTAATAAAGATGGTGATTTTAGTAGTTGGTTTTTTGATTTTCTAAAAGCACTGTAAATGGCCAAGTGATGGAATGGCAGACATGAGGGATTCAAAATCCCTTGCTTCGGCGTCCGAGTTCGAATCTCGGCTTGGCCATTACGCCAGGATGGTGGAATTGGGAGACACGCCAGACTTAGAATCTGGTGCCTTGTGCGTGCGAGTTCAAATCTCGCTCCTGGTATATAACTAATATAAGGAGAAACCATGTTATTATCAAAAGAAGAACTTCTAGCAGAGATAAAGAAACCAAGCGGAATATATTTAGATCGAATATCTCAGGAATCTCTAATTGAGGCAGGATTATGTCCATATGTGGCTTTATTGCCTGAAAACTTTAAAGATAGACTTAGATATATGGGTAATTTGCTGGTTCAAATAAGTTTCAACTGTAACACCAAATTAAAAAATGAATCGCTCAAGATAGAACTTACTTGTATTACTACAGCACTTAGCTATCTTCTTAACTCCTACTCATTTGAGCATGATGAATATAAGAATTTTGATAAGGAAGAAATAGATAGAAAATTACTAAGGAAAGAAAATGCCTAAAGCAACAAAACGATCTAAAAAGTATTTAAAGAAAAAAGAAAAAGAAGAAGGTAAGTTAAGAAAAAAAGAAAAAGATAAAGCAATAAAAGACAATGACAGAAATTATAAAATTGAAAGAAAACAATGGACATGATGAAAAAAGTATACGTTATTTCAAATGATGGAATGGATTGGAGCCAGATAAAACATGTTTGTGCATCAGAAGAAACAGCTAGAAAAAGATTTAAAGAACTAAAGATTGAGATGCTTCAAGAGTGTTTAGCTGCTATAATGTTTGAAATTAATGAGTATGTAAATAATGTTGGTATATATGAAAAATATGCTGGTGAAAAAGATGTGTATTTACAATTCTGTCTTAAATGTATTGAAAAAAATATAAAAACGTTGACTGAATGTACATTTGAACAACGTATAAGAGTGATGGTCGATCAACCAGTTTGTACTGTTTACGATGTTGAGGAATAATATTAAATATGGACTTTAAATCTCAATTAATTGAGTATATGAATAATGGCATTACGATTAAGCACCTAATGCACTATGCTGGTGCATCTAAATCAACTGTAGAACGTTGGATTCAAGGAATCAATGAACCACATCCAACTATGCAATATGCTTTGTTTGATAAACTTGACTTATTATTTAAATATTCAGTAAACAAGGATAATATTAAATGACAATGCCAGTTGAGGGTTATGTACATAGACATCAAAAACAAGTCAGGGAGCGGATAAAAAAGGTTCTCATAGATGAACCTCATCTTTCTAATAGAGTACTTGCTGATAGGTTTGGTGTGAGTTTACATACTGTAAGAGCTATCCGTAGTGAGCTTCATATGGAAACCCCAAATTCTGAATATCCTACAACAAAAGAGATGCGACCAATAATGCGTCAAGTAGTTCATCCCTGGAGAGGCACTAAGAAAAAGGTTGACAAATAGACTTTTTATTGTATAATGACTATTGAAAGGAGACATTATGGATCATCAACAAATAGTGGATTCTTATGACTTTATGAAAAACAATGAATCCTTAGCGAAAGAAATACTTAAACTTCCATTTCGTCAACGACATACATTTTTTATGTCAATTCTGAATAATTTTCCATTGTCTTCAGGTAAGGAAAAAGCAATTCTTAGAAACAAGAATCCAAAAATAACGTTTGGAATTTTTACAGATCATCTAATGAGTGTAGCTGGAAAGCTTAAAATTTCAAATGTTTATATTGAAAATCTCAGGTATAATAAAGAGAAGAATCGTAGGTATAAGACTAACGTACATGTTAATGTCAATGAGAAAGATAAGTTAAATTTTGATACCTTTGACATTGTAACTGCTATTCTAGAAAAAATTAGAGAGCGGAATAACAATATTTAAATTCAGGCTCGTATCCTGGCTAACTACCTCTTTGGTATAATTCGGGTTGTTCCCGCCGCTCTCTAATTTTTATATTTTAAAATGAAACAGACTATATTAACAGAATGTGTCCGTATAGCCCGAGAAAAGAATCTACAAAGAGATTCGGATTTTCATCATTTTAGTTTTATCGTGCAAAAGAATAAAGTAGTTGAGTGGGGAATTAATGTGTCTAGGGTTCCTCCATTGATTCATCTCGGTTATTCAAAAACTTCTGGTTGGCACTCAGAAGTAAATGCTTATAGAAAAGCAAGGGGAATAATAAAAGACGGTTCTTTTGAAGTGATAAACATTAGATTGAATAAGGCAGGGGAGCTTAGGCTTAGTAAGCCCTGTATATGTTGTCATGCTTTCTTGAAAGCTCTTGGATGTAGTAATGTTGTGTTTTCTACTAATGTTGGCTTTGCTAGGTTGCGACTATGAAAAATATCTTTATAACTTCGGATCATCATTATTCACATTTTAATATAATCCATTTTTGTGGAAGACCATTCAAAACGGTACATGAAATGAACAAAGTTATGACTGAACGTTGGAATTCAGTTGTACAACCAGGAGATACTGTTTATCATTTAGGTGATCTATGTTTCCATAATAAAATTGATCCGAAAGAACTTGTTTCTATGTTGAATGGAACAATAACGTTGATTAGGGGCAACCACGATAAACAAAAAACATTACAAGCAGTTGATAAATGGTATCAAAGTTTCCCAATTATTATAGAAGAATTTTCTTGTATAATGAACCACAGACCAATTTATCCAAAAGGAACACCAGATCCATTTAACGATCATGATAAAACAATTGATCCAGATGCCTATGACTTTTTTCTGACTGGTCATATTCATGAAAAGCGCAGATGGACTGGAAGATCTTTAAACGTAGGTATAGATCAACATAACTTTTATCCCTTGCATATTGACAAAATTTATGAGATGCTGCTTGAAAGAAAAAAGGAAATGGAAAATGGGATTTTATGAATCAATAGCTAACATGTCAGATGAGCAGATAGAAGCTTGTCTAGGAGAGAAGTTTGTAGAAGCTGCTAAGGTACTAGGTGTAACAACAAGAGAATGCGTAAAGATGATAATACCTGATGAGCTTTTACCATTAAATAAATCAGAAATTGAATACGGTAATAAATTAGCAAAAGAAATTATGAAAAAATTGGAACTAGATAAAAATAAATGAAAATACAATATCTTTCAGACCTTCATTTAGAGTTTCACCAAGATAAAGGTGCAGCTTTTCTTAATGAAATCGTTCACGAAGCTGACATTCTAGTTATCGCTGGTGACTTAGGAATATTCAAAGATATGAATCGAGCATTTAAATTTCTTTCAAAGAAATATAAGCATATTATTTATGTTGCAGGTAATCATGAATATTATCACTCAGGACCAGAAGAAACTCATGAATTGTTAAATTCTTGCAAAGCAAAATTTAAAAACTTACATTGGCTAGATAATTCAGCTATTGAAATAAAAGGACAAAGATTTATTGGTGGAACTGGATGGTTTCCTTATCGTATGGACAATCTTATACACAAATGTAAATTAGCTGATTTTTCTTATATCCGTGGATTTG